TTGCTAAGTACTATGACGATTTAATCACATGTAACGCTGGACCTACAAATAAAATGGATCATAAACGATCAATTTGGATGGCTATGATGAGTGCCAATGCTTTAGAAGGTGTAAGGTTCTATGTATCATTTGCATGTTCATGGGCATTTGCTGAACTTAAAAAGATGGAAGGTAATGCGAAGATTATTAAGTTGATTGCTCGAGACGAGAACGTTCACCTAGCATCAACCACTACAATGTTAAAACTTCTTAAGAAAGAAGACAAGGATTTTGAAAAGATTGCAAAAGAAATGGAAGCAGAATCAATTGCTTTATACGAAGAGGTAATCAATCAAGAAAAAGAATGGGCAAAATACTTGTTTAAGAACGGATCTATGATCGGACTAAACGAAAAAATACTAGCTGATTATATTGAATGGATTGGTTGTAAGAGAATGAGAGCAATAGGATTACCATGCCCTTATGTGGTACCACAGGCAAATCCGTTACCATGGACTGAAAAGTGGATTGGTGGTGGCAATGTTCAAGTTGCTCCTCAAGAAACAGAAATTAGTTCATATATAATTGGTGGTGTAAAACAAGATATAGATAGTAATGCCTTAGCAGGATTGAGTCTATAATGTACATACCATTTTTTACAAGACCGGAAAAAACTTTACAGGTATTAAACTTAGCGCCAAGTGAATCTTGGATAGAAAAATTAACAGAAATACATCCAATGCGACAAATATTTTGGGCCGCAGTAATTCAGGTTGCTGTGTTTGGCTTTATGTTATTATCGTTTTGGCTAATTAATGGAGTAGTGAATTGAATATAGAAATATGGGGCAAAGAGCCGTGTCCGTTTTGTGATATGGCAAAAAGAGTATGTGAACAAAAAGGTTTGGATTATCATTATAAACATTACGGTTTAGATTTTGATAGAGATGAAATGCTAGAAACATTCCCAACTGCGAGGACATTTCCTCAAATTATTGTTGATGGCGAAAAAATTGGTGGGTACGATAACTTAAAAAAACTACTAGGATAAAATATGAAACGAACAGTCGTCAATTGCGATTATTGTTATAACAAAAGTATAATAGGGCACGAAGACGACGAGATAGTTTTATTTTGTCCAATGTGTGGTGAAAAACAGGACGAAGATCTAGAAGAACTAGACTTTAACGAATAAGGAAATGACGTGGCATTATCAAGGCATAGAGTGGCAGGCACCCGAAGAGTTCAATCACAAAGACGTGTATGGATTTGTATACATGATAACGAATCGAGCAACGGGTCGGAAATACATAGGCAAGAAGTTTTTCTGGAGTCAGAAGACATTGCCGATAACAAAGACTCGAAAACGTCGAAAGAAGTTGTTGGTTGAATCTGACTGGAAAGATTATTACGGTTCAAATAAACATCTAAATGAAGATGTTGAAAAAATGGGCCAAGAGACTTTTCATAGAGAAATATTACATCTCTGTAAAACAAAAGGTGAATGTTCTTACATGGAAGCAAAAGAACAATTCGATAGAGAAGTACTATTGACTGATGATTACTACAATGGTATAATTCAGATAAGATTAGGCGGCAACGCCATTAAGAAAATAAAATAGGAAATTAATAAAAATAAATATGTACATTTGTTTAAAAACGTGTTATAATATATAATAATATGACGGATAATAATGTAATTCAATTTCCTTTAAAGGAAAGAATAAAGCAGATCGAAGACGAACTTGAGTTTGAAAGAGAAGAGTTTGAAGCGTTCATTGAAGAATGCCAAGACACATCTCAAGTTATATTACTGATGATCGAAGAACTATTAATGAATGATGCTGGTTCATTTGAAGAGATGGATTTTAGAGACAATATACTTCCTGAAGCGAAGGATATGTTTGTAATTGTAAATCTTATTTCGTCTATGCTAATGAGATACGGAGGATCTAATCATTTTTTACATGATTATTTCGATGTATTATATGAACAAATAATGGAAGCAAAAGAATGATTTTACTTGATTACAGCCAGATTGCGCTGTCTAATATTATAGTACAGAAACTAAATGATGAAAATATGATACGACATATGATTCTTAATAGTATTCGTATGTACAACAAAAAATATCGTAATGAATATGGACAAATGGTAATTTGTGCCGACGGAATGAATACATGGAGAAAAGATTATTTCCCGTTATATAAGGCCCATCGTAAAAAGAATAGATCTGAATCAGATCAAGATTGGACTGAAATTTTTAGGATATTAAATTTGGTTAGAGAAGAAATTAGAGAAAACTTACCATATAAAGTTATTCATATGGAAGGTTGTGAGGCCGATGATGTAATCGGTGCGCTCGCAATGCAAACTCAAGAATTTGGTCAACATGAACCAGTGATGATCATATCTTCGGATAAAGATTTTATCCAACTCCACAAATACAACAATGTAAAACAATACTCACCTATTCAAAAGAAAATGGTATCTGATCCTAATCCTAGGACATATTGCTTTGAGCATATATGTAAAGGTGATAAAGGTGACGGTATTCCTAATATCTTATCACCAGATAATGCTATCATGGATGAGATTAGACAATCACCAATGACCAAAAAGAAAATTCAGCATTGGGCTGAAAATATAGATAACTTAAAAGAAGTTATGTCAGAAGAAGAGTATAGAAACTATCAAAGAAATAAAACATTGATTGATCTAAACGAAATACCAGAATCTATTCAGAACGAGGTTATAAATACTTTTAACGGACAAAAAGTCCCAATGAAAATGAAAGTATTAAACTATTTAATAAAAAAACGATGCAACCTATTGATTGAGTGCGTGGAGGAATTTTACAATGGATAAACCATTAATATCAGAAATATTAGCAGCCGCTAATAAATTAGGATCCAAAAATAAAAGGATCGAGTATTTACAGGAGCATGATTGTACTGCTCTCAAAGACATTTTGCGTATCGCGTTAGACGATGCCATAGTGTTATCATTACCTGCAGGCGAACCGCCTTTTAAAAAAGCTGACACTGAAGGAAAGCTTCTAGAACTTAGATTTGAATATCCGAAGTTTAGAAATTTTGTCCAGGCAGCTTCACCAAATCTAAACCAATTTAAACGAGAAACAGTCTTTATCGACTTACTCGAAGCTATTCACCCTGAAGATGCAGTTCTTTTCTGTAATGCCAAAGATAAAAAACTAAAGTACAAGTACATTACGAAGACATTAGTTAAGGCCGCATTTCCAAACTTGATAACAAAATAGGAGAGCCTAACGATACAATCTATATCATGATAGTTTTTTCAATTCACTTAACCCGGAGATTGCTTATGAGTTATATTCAAATTGAACGCCTAAAGAAAGACAGAAACGAGGCACTATACTATCAACGAAAATTAATAAAAAAAGGAAAAGATGTGCTAGCATATAAGATGGAAAAAAAGATCGCGCATTTAAATCATTTCCTAGATGATATGGAGGCAATAAACAAGTTACAATAAGCAATGACCCCTTGGTAATTATTTTTACCAAGGGGTTTACATTTGATTGAAAGCGTGTTATAATATACATTATGAATATTTTTATACTAAATGAAGACCCCACAATAGCGGCACAAGAACAGTGTGACAAACATGTAGTAAAAATGATTGTTGAATCTGCTCAAATGCTATCGACAGTACATCGTATGGTTGATGGCGTTATGGAACGAAGACCTTCAAAGTCTGGTTCTATGCTGCAGTATTTTTACCTAGATGATGAAAGAGAAGACATCCTATATAAGGCATGTCATTACAATCACCCATCTACAGCATGGACACGTGAAGGATGTTGTAATTATAGTTGGCACTATCAACACTTTATTGCATTATGCGATGAATACAAATATAGATATAATAAGACTCATGCAACGGATATAAAGTTAAGAGATATACTTAAAAACTTACCCAATAATATTGACAGATCTGGTGGTAGAACTCCATTTAAATTAGCTATGAGTTCGAATCCAGAATGTGTGGTGCATGGATTAGGCGGAACTGATGCAGTAAAATCGTATCAAAATTTTTATCAAACAAAACAAAATAGGTTCAAGATGGTTTGGACTAAACGTAAACAACCGGAGTGGTTTAATGCCATTGTATGATTTTAAAAATATAGAGACTGGCGAAGTTGAAACAAAAATGATGTCTATCTCTGATATGCAAGAATATGTAAAAGATCCTAATATCCAGCAAGTTGTCGGAGCGCCAAAAATTATTGGTGAAGTGTCCGGATCAGTTGGAAGAAAGGCTGGACAAGGCTGGAAGGAAGTTCAGGATAGAATTAAAAAAGGTTTACCACCATCATTAAGGGATAATATTAATACAAAATGAATAAGAGACCATCACGTTTAAGACTAGAGCATTTAGTAAAGCTCGAGCCGCTAACTGCAAATCAAAAATTAGCATTTGATTCTTTTGCATCTGGAAATCATTTATGTCTAGATGGTTCAGCAGGAACCGGTAAAACCTTTATTTCACTTTATCTTGCTTTAGAAGCAGTATTAAATAAAGATTATGATAAAGTGATTATTGTACGTTCTGCAGTGCCTACAAGAGATATGGGATTTTTACCAGGTACTCAAGAAGAAAAAGAAGATGCGTATACTGCTCCATATAAAGCAATTGTAAATGATCTATTCGAAGATCAAGATGCATGGGGTAAACTTATAGGTAGCAAAAATATTGAGTTTTTGACTACTTCATTTATACGTGGCTTGACAATTAAAAACGCAATTGTAATTGTAGATGAATCACAAAATTGTAACTATCATGAGCTTTGTTCTGTTATTACAAGGCTTGGTGAAGATTGCAGATTTATAATGTCTGGTGATTATTATCAATCAGACTTTACGCGAAAAGGCGATCAAGACGGTATTAAAGAATTTATTAATATCATTAAGCACATGAACTCTTTTGATCACATCGAATTTAAATGGGAAGACATTGTTCGAAGTGGATTTGTAAGAGATTTTATTATGACAAAGGAATTATACGAAAATGGGAAACTTTAAACATGAATCAATTGATCTCGGTTACGATGACATGGTGGCAAACACTACTGATACTGGCAGAAAATATGCCGCCCCTAATGGTGTTAAGTATCCTTCTATTACAACAGTACTTTCAATCTTAAGCGAAGAAGCTATACAAAGATGGAGAGCACGTGTTGGAGAAGAAGAAGCAAATAGAGTATCACATAGAGCTTCAACCCGTGGAACCGCGGTTCATGAAGTTTTAGAAAGATATGTTGATAACGAAGAAGATTACTTCCAAGATGCAAATCTTGTAGTTAAATCAAATTTTATGGAAGTAAAAGAAATTCTTGATAAGAACCTTACAAAGGTTTATGCTCAAGAAGCTGCTCTTTATTCTGAACACTTAGGTGTAGCAGGAAGAGTAGATTGTGTTGGTGTATGGAATGGTAAACCATCTATCATCGATTATAAAACCTCTGCAAAACCTAAGAAGAAAGAGTATTGCGAAGGATATTTTACACAAGAAACTGCATACGCTATTATGTGGGAAGAAAGAACAGGTATGCCTATTACACAGTTGGTAACCTTAATCGCAGGAGATCAGGGAGCTCAGGTCTTTATTGAGCATCGTGATAATTGGACTGAAAAGCTATTGAGTACTATAGCTGAATATAAACGAAGAAAATTATTTGGGAGATAATATGAAAAATTTAAGAGATCAATTGGTTAAAACATCAATTCATTACTTACAAGGACAAGCTGAGAAGCATAGAATGAATATTGAGTTAATTCTAAGTAATCCAGTATCTGTTGCAGAGCATCCGGACATTATGGAAACACTTGAAGGTGAGCTAGGAAAGATGGCTGAATACCATGATAAGATCGAAATGATGCAAAAATACTTTAAATAATTTGCAAAAAAGTGTGTACAAACCATTTATTGTGTGTTATAATATACATATAAATGAGGAAAAATATGAGTAAAAATGTTATAAAAGGAAGACTAGTCGTTAACGAAAATGTACTAGTTGAAGTGCCATTGTATAAGCAAGAGATGGTAGATTTAGCGGTCTCTAAAGACATTAATGCTTGGGATCAACTTTGTGAGTTGATCATTAGTCAAGGATTTATGGACTTAAGAGGTAATGTTCACATCGATCAATTGGTGATCGATGGAAAGGAAAGAGTGTTTCATTGAGAAAGAATATGAGAGATAACATAATTTTAGTAGATTGTGATGGAGTTTTATGTGATTGGGAGTATTCATTTACTCAATACATGAATCATAAAGGTTATCCTACTGTTGCGTATAGTGAATATAATGTCGCAAAAAGATTTGGGCTAACTAAAGAAGAAGGTAAAAAATATGTTTCAGAGTTTAATGACTCAGCGGCAATTGCGTTTTTACCGCCTTTAAGAGATGCTGTGTATTACATGAAAAGACTAAATATGTTACATGGATATAAGTTCCATTGTATTACATCTTTGTCAACAAACAGGTATGCACAAAAGCTTAGAGTTCAAAATTTAGAATTACTATTTGGTAAAGAACTATGGGATCATTTTGTATTCCTACCGTGTGGTGCTGATAAAGATGAAGAGTTAAAAGTATATGAAGATACTGAATGCTTCTGGATTGAAGATAAGCCTGATAATGCTGAAGTCGGTAAAGCTTTAGGTCTTGATTCTTTACTAGTTGCTCATGAGCACAATGCATATTATAAAGGAGATATTCCAAGGTTTACTAAATGGAAGCATATATATAACCATATTACCGGAGAAATTTAATGCCAATTAAATTAAAACCCAGCCAGGTGGTTAAAGATAGAAATACTGGCAAAGTAACGATACAGCATTCGTATGCAAAATCAATGCCGCTTGCAGAACTATTAGAAATGTACACAAGATCAAGTACAGTACCTAAGGTTAAGCAAAAGGTTCGTAACGAACTTATTAGGCGTGGTGAGTTACATCCGAGTGCGGAAAAGTAAATATTGAATTGGTTAGGCGTGACAATGGCTAAATGGTGGAGAATTTGGGCTAAAAGCCTAGGCGAAAAAGTTGGAGAAACAGATAAACAGGCCAATACTATAGCCGCAATAAGAACTGTTTGGTGGTTAACACATATGGCAACATGTTTGTTTATTATACTAAACGCGATTGCTAATCATGGTTGGTCATTAATTGGATTATGAAAATAACAATAAACGTTGAGATTGACACAGAGAATCCTCAAGATGTCAGTACAATAGAAGAACTTATAGAGACACTGAAAGAACTGCAAAGACAATGTTCTGACTAGAAATCGCAAGTTTAACTTCTTTACATGTATAAATAACAGTACAGGAGAATTATATGAGTGATTTATTAGATTTCGATTTTGGGTTTACAGCCGTTGATGAAAACGAGCTTGAAGCCGTACAATCAGTAAAGACTGAGGCATCAACAGCTTCAGCAACCGCACAAGAATTAGAGGATAAGCTAAATAAGCTTTATAACTCTATACTTCCCCTTTTAACAAATTTAAAAAAGAATCCTGAAAAGGAATATATTCTATGGCCTAATAGAGTAGAAAAGATAGAACAATTTGAAGATTTAATTACGGAGATAATTAAGTAATGACTATTATTTCAAGTGGCACACTAGCGCTTCAAGATGCAGGAACCAATCCATCAGAGACTGTTGACAATAAGTTACTCGATACTACTATGACAATTGGAGTTGATGCTTACTTAGCCATTAGGCAAAGGGTCGAAGTTGACGACAACACGTTCCAAAATACTCTAATGTGGCAAGGCGATCTGTATGGTTATAACCAAACAGCAAGTAATTTTAATAGTAATTATATTCACCAACGTTGGCCAATGAATACTGCTCTAGGAATACAGGGTGAACTGAGAGGCTATAGTAGTCAAAGCGCATTTG